TCTCCGGCGGTTTTACCTCTGGATGAAAAGATTTCTGGGTGCTGCGCGGAAAATGTAGGAAGTGTCCCCTCAAAGTAGGCATCCACATAAGAACCTACCAATAACGGAGTGGTGGAGACTTCCTCTACTTCTCCCCGGAGTTTTGCCATCGCATAAGCCTCACAACCTAACTTTCCGGTTGTGCCATTGAAGTCCTTATACTGAGATACGGACACATACTGCATATTGGCTTCCTGTGAGTAGTAATTCTCCGGGGTAAGTGCGATGAGGTTACTCATCTACTTCCTTAAATGTTCCATCAATCACACCATCAGAATCCTCATCTCCGTTATGAGAACTCTGATCCTGAGACTGATAAATGTCCTGTGCCCGATACTTCTCTTTTGGTTTTTCCTTAACATCAAATGCCGAACCATCTTCAAATGCCTGACACTGTTCTGCTGTATCAAAGTTGAGGTCAATCAACTTACACAGTCGGCGGAGAACTGTTTTCTTACACATCTCTCCGTAACTTTCTTTCCAAGCCTTACTGTTTGCTGCCTTTGAGAATGTCTGTCTGGTATGTTCAATGTCCTCTTTGCTCATGGTGTCGTACATCATGGAACCGTCTTTGTAGAGGACTACCGCAAATGCACCGATAATCTCTCCGTTTGAAAAAGTCTTAGGCCTGAAATTGACATACTGTTTACCGTTTTCAATTACTTCCTCAAACTTATCTCCCTCACGGACTACCTTTGCGTAAATGTCTTGAATAGGATTGCTCGAATATCTCTTGCACAGCTTGATCTCTCCCTTGTAATCAGTCTGGAACTGACACTGATTTCCGTAAGGAATTGCGTAACACTCTCCGTTAAAGAAATCGAGACCAAGGAACGCTCCTTTTAAGAGTGTTCGCACAACGGTCGGTGCTTCGCATTTTGAGAAATCAGCCTGACCGTCCTGCAGAACCGTCATACAGTTCTGCAAAAATCTCTGCTTGTTGAATTTCTCCGGCAGAGCTGCAACCTGTTTTTCAAGGCTTTCGTCCAGTCCTTTATGGACTGCAACTAAATAATTTGTGTCTTTTGTTGCCATAAATAACCTCCTTGTATTTTTATGAATCTGCCTACCAAGAAAAGGCTATGGCAGGCAGATTATTTTTTCTATTCGCTATCGTCTGCCCCCCAAAAGAATTTTGGCTAAAATATCAGCAAAATTCTTTCCGGTTTCGAGAGGTTCTTCTGACGTTGTGAAACCGAATTTCTTTTCCATCAGTTTCGCAAACTTAGTTGTCTGCTCACTCATAACCCCTCTTACAAGGTTACTTGTCTCTTCAAACCACTCATCTGCTCCCTCAATATCTTCAAGCATCTTTTTGTTGCCACTGCAACGGCATAAAATATTGCTCGGTGTGCATACTACCTCAACTGCAAAAGGAATAGCCTCTGCCTTTTTATCTTTGTCAAGGATTCCGTTTAAGAGTGCGAGTTTCATAAGCATATCTAAGTCTTTGTCAAATGTTCCGTCTGCCATAGTGTTTCCTCCTACAGTTCAATAACTGTTAATTCATTGTTGCTTGTGGTTCTGGTTGCGATGAACTGCAACCCTTTCTTTTTGCACTTCTCGTAGAGACGTGTGCGGTTTTCCTCAGACAGTTTCTCAGTACCATCAATGAGGATGATCTGTAATCCTGCCGGATTCTGAATTGCCACATCAATACAGAGGTCAAGTTTTTCTCCCTCTGACAAGTTGCTTACCGGCAATCCGTTGATGAGAGGTATTCCATCCTTAACTGTCAGACCCTCAATCGGGATCTCTGCGGTTTCCAGAATGGTTCCCGGAAGAGATCTGGCAAGTTCGATTTTCTCTGTGAGGCTGTTGGACTCACTCTGTAACTCATCAACCTCTTTCTGGATGCTCAACATTCTGCGCCACTCATTGATATGGCCTTTCATCTTCTCAGTCTCATTGGCTTTTGCCATAAGATCATCAATAGGTGTGGTTTCCATATCTGCATATTCTGCGTATGATGCCTGTTCTGCCTCATACTTAGAAACAGATGCCTCATATTCCGACTGAATTACCTTTACCTTGTCCGCTTTTACACCGGCAAGACCGTCTTTCTTCTCTTTGAGAGCCTTTATTCTCTCTTCAAGCTGTGCCAACTCACTCTCAATGTTCTTTTCCTGCTGAGCCATTTCCGTATCAAGTGCGGCAATCTTAATTTCTTTGTCTGCCTGGAATGAGCGGATTTTTCCATCGTGGCTGTCTCTAAGGCGTTTTGCCTTTTCGATAGTCTCGTTGTTCTTGCGGATCTTCTCAATCTCTGTGTAGAGGTCTGAGAGGTTTTCCTTTTCCCATCTCTCTCCGTCATAGTCGATAGGAAGTGAACTACCAATATCTGCGATAACTGCTTTCTTCGCACGAATATCACGGTTTACATCCTGACGGTGCATGAAGTAGTAACCATTTTCTGCCTGAATATCATTCAGGACAGCCAAGATATTCTGCTCGTAATTTACATCCCTCGGAATCTCCCCGAACCATTCCTTTATGGTATCAAGGTTCCAATCGTACTGAATCATATCCAAGATCGTTGCGTTCTGGGTTTTCTTATCCATAGAAATGAACTCCATAGGGGAAAGCTGCAACGGTGTGAATATTGTTTTCAGAAACGACTCAGGACTGGGAATTACATTGCCGTTCTGTTTAACAGATTTGTAATCTGTCATTGCCGTTCTGGCTTTTCTGTCAATGGAGAGACCGTTATCTGTTTCTATGTAAATCTCTCCCTCTGTCTCTCCGTTTTTTACGATAAATTCACGGTCGGAGGAATTTGTAAGAGCATATCTGATTGCGTCAATAACGGATGTTTTTCCAGTACCGTTGTCTCCGACAAGCTCAATGTTCTTTCCGTCCCCCTGCCATTCCTTAATCCCGAAGAGCTGCTTTATCGTGATTTTTGAAATCTTCATGGTGGATTTTCCTTTCTCTGTTTATGGGGTTCGGCAATGCCTTACCCCTAAACCGCTACTGAATTACTGTTACGTTGGATGCCTGCGGTCCCTTGGTTCCGTCAACAACATCAAATTCTACGGGCTGTCCCTCTACAAGAGTCTTGTAACCGTCCATCTGCAATGCGCTGAAATGGCAGAACACGTCAACTCCATCTTCGCCTGTAATGAAACCATAGCCCTTTGCGGCGTTGAACCATTTAACTGTACCTTTTCTCATGGTGCGTCTCCTTTCCTCAAAAAATATCTATTAAACAATCCTTGCGGATGCTTAACCTATACCAAGTCGTTCTTTCTCCTGATCCAAAAGGTGGCGATATATGTAAAATCCCCACTTGGATTTACCCTCTCGCTTTATGGCATATCCAATAGGCAATTTCTCCCTTTTCATAAGTTCACGGAGCGTAATCACATCCATTTGCAACTCTTTCGCTGCATTTTTTGGTGTTACTCTCTCATTGTTCATTGCTTCTTACCTCAATTTGTTCGTTTTGCTGTGCCTTAGTTCGTTGTGGATTATCCTTTTCATGTTTACTCGACTAAACTTTTTGGGTAAAAAGTTTGCTGACAGGGACATTCAAAGCCGCCGCCAACGATTTCAGAGTACCGACCATAGCCTCATGCTCTTCGTTGTTTTCAAGCAGAACTATGGTTGTTCTGCTTACGCCAGACATTTGAGCTAACTGTTCCTGGGTAAGTTTCTTCTTTTCTCTAAGTTCTCTGATTCGATACGCCATTACTGCGCCTCCTTTCTTTGTCCGGTGTTTACTCGACTGAACAATTTGAGTATAGCCGACTAAACATTTATTGTCAAGCACATTTTACAAAAAAATTGACTTTTTGTACAGTACATTGTATAATGGACTAAACATTGAAAGGAGGTTTTCGTATGACATTAGGGCAGATAATAAGGGCATATAGAGAAGAAAATAGCATGAGCATGGATAGTTTTGCGAAAGCTAGTGGTTTGAGTAAAGGTTACATATCTCAGCTTGAAAATAATCTCAATCCGAAAACAGGAGAACCGCCTGTTCCATCTATGACCTCTATAAAGAAAGCGGCAAACGGAATGTTTATGAGTTTTGATGAGTTGTTTTCTCAGTTAGACGATAATATGAAAGTATCGGTTTCTCCCGAAAAAGTGAAAATGGCTAAGAAAGCAATCCGTATACCGGTTCTTGGTAATGTGGCTGCCGGAATACCCATTGAAGCTATTGAGGATATTATAGACTATGAAGAAATTTCTGAGGAATTGGCTCATACGGGAGATTTTTTTGCATTGAAAATCAAAGGAGATTCTATGGAACCACGCATATGTAATGGGGATGTGGTAATCGTCCGCAAACAGAATTATGCAGAAAGTGGAGATCTCGTCATTGTATTGGTAAATGGAGACAGTGCTACCTGTAAGAAATTGGCAAAATATCCGAGTGGTATCAGGTTAATCCCTTTCAATCAGGCATACGAACCACTCTTCTACTCAAATGAAGAGATTGAAAACAAACCAGTGAGAATCATTGGTAGAGTCGTTGAAAATCGACAGAAATACTAAAATAGAAAACCGCCTCTGCTGCTAACAGAGACGGTATCTATGAACACACACCGGAAAGCTCCGATATGCGCTCGTCTGAACAACTTGCATTATATCATCTTCCCGGTAGAAAAACAATATACCGGGCATTTTTACGCCCATTTTTAGGAAAAGGAGGATGATATTATGCGTCTGCCAAACGGTTACGGTAGTGTAATCAAACTAAAAGGCAAGAGGCGTAAGCCTTATGCCGTCCGAACTTCTGAAATTGCGGAATTTGTAGAGATTGATGCTCCGAAAGATCCGCCGTCTAATATCCGCCGTGAACTCAACCGGTATAACTTCAAATGGAAAAGAAAAGCTCAGATATGGGCTGCCATTTCCTCAGATGCCATCTGTGAGTTCGCTGAGACTCTGATGCAAGAAGAGGGCTATGAGTATTCCATAGCTTACCGGCAAACGTTCAAATACCTTGAATACTTCGCCAAACAGGAACACGCCTATGCTTTTCTGTCGGAATTGAATAATGCCGATGTGGTTGCGGAACATATTAAATACGCCGAGACACCTACTTTTGCAGAGATGTATGGAAAGTGGAAAAATTATCGAAAGGCTCTGCCGGATAAGATTTCATCAAACACCTGGCGGAACTATGAGATTGCTTTCAACCACTTATCAGATTTGCACCACAAGAAATTTAATGCCCTACGAACTGATGAGGTCCAGGAGTGTATCAACAAATGGACCTGTAAATCAAACTCTACTGTCTCTAATATCCGCACGGTTCTTAACAATCTATACAAGTATGCCCTGATGAACAACTATATAGAAAAAGATTTGTCTCAGTTCTTTGTATACTCATGGGTTGATCCGACAGAACAAATCCATAGCAGATATACCAATGAAGAAATTGCAACCCTTTGGTCTAAACTGTATGTGATAAACAATGTGGACCTCATTCTCATTACGATCTACACCGGCCTAAGACCTACGGAACTTTTGGAGATAACCACGGATAATGTGCATCTGGATGAACAATACATGATTGGGGGAATGAAAACAGAGGCCGGCACAGACAGAACAATACCAATCGCAGACAAAATTTTGCCACTGATAAAGAACCGATTCAATCCGAACAGAAGATTTCTTGTGAACAACAAGTATGGGAACCACTACACCTACGGATCGTATGTGAGCGCAAATTTCAACACCGTTATGAACAAACTTGGTATGCAGCATCTCCCACATGACGGCCGCCACACCTTTGCCTCACTGATGGATGATGTTGGTGCAAATGATGTTTGCATAAAACTGATAATGGGGCATAGCATGAAAAATGATATTACAAAAGGAACCTACACGCACAAATCTATACAACAGCTCATTGATGAAGTCAATAAAATTTAAGGGAGGTTATGCCTCCCTTTTTCTGTATAAATATGCTCAAAATCCCAGTATATTATGCGTATATTATACAAAATGAGTTGTATCTTGCGTGTATATTACGCGTGTATTGTACGCATATTACTATCAAAAATCTACTCAAACCAACGAACACTTTCTTCAAAAATACGCACAATAAAACCCCGGAAACATTGAATTTCCGGGGTTCGTTTTTATTGATTAGCACACACCCTGTGCTAAC